CAGCACGGCGCCGACCAGGAGCTGGAGGCGTGCGTGAAATGGCTTAACAGCTACATACCAGGCAACGAAGGTGATCGCCTTCTTCGCGCCGCCCGCCGCCCCAAGCCGCCGAGCTTGAAGGAGGAGGCGCTAGCGGAGCTTGTTGACGCTTATGACGAAGACAGGATTGACGACTCCACTTACGACACCATCCGCCGCGCACTGGAGGCCCTTCCCGAATGATTCGCATCGACTCAAACCAGGGCCGCATCGGCCAGCTCTGGTGGTTTAACTCCAACAACGTTGAACGCCTTTGGATGGGGAATGTCTCGCCTTGGGTCAACAAGTGGTGCATCCGCTGGGGCACCTGTGGCTTCGGCCGCAATGTTCGCGTCTACATGGAGCCGATTGATGACTGAACAACTCATGGAAGACCTCACCAGCGAGGAGCACGAGGCGCTGCTGCTCATGAGCGAGCACGGCATTGCGGCGCCGCTTTCCCCCGCCGCGCAGGCTGTCCTACATGGGTTTCGCGCTGTGCCAACTCTCATGTATGGGCCGTCTATTGCCGCCGCCCTCCGCGCTGTTTCGGATCAGGTGGTGCCGGAGCAAAGTGAGCCACCCTGCGGAGAAGGTGCCCCCTGGCCTCAGAGCTACCAACTGATGGCCGATTCCAAATGGGAGCAACGGCAGAAAACTCGCGCCGAACTCCTCGCCATCGCCGCCGAGCTGGAGGCCCTGTGACGCTGCCCCTGATGATCGAGATTCTCGCCGGGTACGTCGTGGCTTGTTGCTTGGCCTTATGGTTGGCGTCAAAGCTGGTGCCATGAACCTAGGCGAGCAACGCTGCCCTGAATGTCACGGCGTTATGCGCCTTGTCATGCAGGAACGCACCTACAACGACCGCGCTAGGCGTAGGCGGCATGAGTGCTACGACTGCCAGCATCGCAGCACCAGCTATTTGCTGAATGATGACTTCTTTCAGCAGTTAACGGCTGCGCATGATATTGTACAGCGGTTGCAGGGGTTTTACTTTGACCACTGCGACACAGCTAATTAGGTGGGAGGTGGCCGGTCCTCACGCGGTGCCGGCCTCACCGCAGCCTCCCAGCTACGGAATGCCCAGTGACTCCGAAAGTCATTGGATCACTAGTATAGCCCCTCAATGACGCCCGACTCATTCAAGCAGTACCTAAACGCAATCGGTCGCTATCCGCTGCTGTCGGCCGAGCAAGAAATCCAACTGTCACGCCAGGTGCGGCGATACCTTGATCTGCGTGATGCAGAAGGCGAGCGCACCAAGCAGGAGCAACGCGAAATGCGGATTGGTGTTCGCGCGCGTGACATGATCATCAACTGCAACCTGCGGTTAGTGGTGCATATTTCCAAGCGGTACATCACCCGGCTGCAGTCCAACAACATGGACCTCATGGACCTGATCCAAGAGGGTGCGCTAGGGCTGCATCGTGCAGCAGAGATGTTTGACGGTACCAAGGGGTATAAATTCTCCACCTATGCCTATTGGTGGATTCGCCAAGCAATTACTCGTGCCATTGATACCAAAGAACGACTGATCCGCGTGCCGCAACATGCGCTAGAAAAAACCTACGCTGCAGCTAAAACGCAACGTGAGTTTGCGCAGGCCAATGGCCGCACACCAACCGTACGCGAAGTGGCGGAAATCATCAATGTAAAAGTTGATGAGCTGCTGATGCTAATGGAACGCAACAGGCCGCACCGCAGCCTAGATGCACTCATCACTGAAGATGGCAGCACCGTACTGGATATTATTGCCGATGAGTACGGCATTGACGAAGACCATAACCCTGAGGAAGTGTGCGAGCGTGTGGAGCAGCTGCAGCTGGCTTTTTTTCGTCTAGATCCCTTTGACAGGAATGTTATATGCTTGAACTACGGCATTGGCTCTGATGTGCCGCAAAGTTATGCGGAAATCGGCCGCAACCTTGGCGTATGCCGTGAGCGTGTTAGACAACGTGCGCAACGTGCGCAACGCAAGCTAAAGTTAATCCTGCAGCCATCACTAGCGGCGTAATAGCCGTCGCCACCATGGATTGGGCTTGGCGCCAGCTAGAAATTGCTCCATCTCTAGCTGGCCAATGTGGCCTGTAGCTTGCTGAATCAGCTTGGATTGATACGCATTTTGACGGATCAACGAGGCGCATAATTGCGCTACTTGATCTGGGTCATCATGTGAAAGGGCGGCTCGCGCCTGCCCTTCAAGTCGTAGTTGATCCTCTACTGACAGTTCAACGATCATCCACTCACCCCATGCCATGGCTGAACCAAACCTGCTACCGCCAACATTAGAGCAGGTTGGCGATATATGGCGTGTTACTTATGCAGGAATGGTGAAGGAACACAAGCAAGACTGGCAGGCACAATGGCACTACCAGCAAGCTTGTGATATGTACCTATCCGCGCGATGCGGTAACACTTGAATCGCCGTTGTAGCGTCCAGTTACTGCATACGTTCGCTCAGGTGTGCCAGCAATGACGTGAAACACCATCTGGCCAATCTTCATGCCAGGCCACAATGCAATGTTGTGATACCGACGGCTGTTGTGCAGCTCTAGCGTCAAGCGGCTGCCGTGCCAACCTGGGTCGCAGTATCCGGCTAGCAGGTGTTCCAAGCCTTCTCTTGCGCGGCTGGATTTAAGTACAAACTGCGCAGCAATATGATCCGGCAAGTTAAAAAACTCCTGCGTTTCGGCTAGCGCAAACTCATTTGGTGCTAACCAATACGGATCAGCCTCTGTATGGTGCGCAATGCTCAATAGTTGCAGTTGAGCATTGTGCTCCACTTCAAGCATTAAGTTGTCGCCGAGCAATACATCTAATGACGCTGGGTTCTGCAGTTCTGCGTTGTACGGCACCACCATGGCGTGTTGCTTGCACAGCCGGCAGATTTCGTGGTCAGGAATGATCATCAATAATCCCAGCGGACTTTAGGGCGGCTAGCGCGGATACCAAGATGCACAAAGCCCTTGGGTGCGCCGTAGCCAAGACTATACGGCCATTCCTTGTCGCACCATGCCTGCAGCTTGTGGATATCAACGCCTTGGATGTAGAAGTCCACAGCGCCCACATTGGGTGCGTTGTATAGGTGCTCAGAGCTGCTGGCACCACCCACGGAGCGGTTGATTGCTGCTGGCCGGTAACCGCTAGTGATGATCACAGGCTTGCCGCCAAATACAGACCGTGCGCGCTCCATAAATGCAGCCAGTTCTGCTGCAGTATTTAGCTGGTGCTGCGTATCAAATCGACGCACCTCTTGATTTAACGCAAACTCACCTAGCGTGATATGCGGCGTGATATGCGCGCTGAATGAGCTAGATGGCGTCAGCTTGGCCGGTTGCTGTTGCTGCTCAGTGTTACCAGTAAAAAGCCGTACCTCTGCAGCACGGCGACGTGCCAGCCCTTCTAGCGTCTTGCCGTCAGCTTTGTCCCACTTGGGTAGCTCCTGTGGCACGACAACGCTAGGTGCCTCGCCAGCAGCAAGCCGCTTGCGTAGTGTGGATTCCTCAACGGCACCAAGACCTACATTAAAAGCCCAAGACACCAGCGCTGCTTGCTGGTTAGGCTTCCATGCTTTCATCAATGGCAGCAGGCCAAACAGGCCAGGTGCAAATAAATTCTCAACTTGATTGCGTAGCAGCTCTTCTGCCATCTGCTGCGTGATCTTGTCGCCCATGCGTACGGGAGCATCCATCAACCGCGTGGCGCCATAGCCGATGGTTGGCACGCCAGCTGGGCACCGGTATGCCTCAAGCCGCAACCCTTCAAACTCGCGGATAATCTTAAGCGCTGGCTCTAGCCATGGCGCCGCAGGTGTTGCCGGTGCAGCCCTGAATAGTTCTAAAAATTCAGATTGCTGCTCAGGCGTTAGCCATGCCCATGCCGCAGTCCACGCTGCAATCTGATGCGGCTGTGGATTTTGCTTGTCGGTCCACTTGGCTGCAGTAAGAAAGTTGGTCATCGCTTGGTAATAGCAGCTTTGATAGGGTCGTAAGCCAGCAGTACGAGGTCCAGCGTGTCGCTATTTAACTTTCCGCCTGTACCTTTAACAATGGCGGCACTTATTGCACTTTGCACAACAGATGGCGGCGCTTGGTTCATCAGCAGCTTGGGCACCTCAGCGTCAAGCTGTTTGTAGATCTTGGGTAGCGCCTGCTCTAGCGCTTTGTCCATAGCCAGCTTTAACAGCACCTTGGCCAGTTGAATCAATAGGTGTTTCATGGTCAGTCTGCTTTTCTGCTCAGGCTAATCAATGTGGTTAATACAGCCATCATGCTGGCAATTGTGCGGCTGTCGCTATCGGCGCATGTAGGCTGCGGGTCGATGGCCTTGCCATCTGGTGTGCCGACGTACTTGGCGTACCAAGGCCAGACGGTAGGAAAAACATAGAACCGACAAGATGCCCATTGCGCCATGATCAGCAGCATGATTACCGTCGCTGTCGCCATGATTGACCGCGACAGCCACGGCGGCACTACCGCGCCTCCAGTTTGGTGACGCGCTGCTCAACACCGTTCAACCTATTAAAGGTTTCACGGCGGTCGTCTTTGATGTCCGTGTGGAGCACTTCCAGCTGAGTGGCGATGTGCTCCACGGCAGAGGTGAGGCGGATTACTGCGTCGCGAGCTTCATCGTTTCGACGGGAAAAGCCCATAGCACCCATAGCAGCCACGCTGATGGACGCTCCGGCGACAGCAGCAATGACCTCGATCATGGTTCCAGCCTAGCGACCTTGGCCACGCAGCAATTTGCGCGTGCCACTCGGTTTGCTGTGCTGGCCGTTGCCCTGCTTGGTGCGCTTGGGCTTACCGGGCACATGTTGCACCGCGGCGGTGCCGGTCTTACTGCGGACTGCCATTAGTCGTCAGTGCGTGGGTTGATGGCCATGAGGCAGTAGGCGACGGTGGTGCCTACTGCCCAGGCGGTGATGAGTGTCAGGACCATGGTAGGTAACGCCTACGAGGCCCAAACTCGCACCGGATTAGCCGGTGTCACTGCATACTCCTCCCACCCATCAGGCAGCTCACCAACATAGTTCACATGCCAACCATCAATGTCTGGGATAACACCAATCACATCCAGAGCGTAATCATGGGAGGCGGTGATGTATTCACCCTCCTCGCTCAGCAGCCCTGCATCATCCAAGGCTTTGATGCCGGTTACAGCATCGGGGAAACGGATGTAGTGCGTCATTGGGTGATCTGCTGGAGGGTGGTGTTGCTGAGGCGGGTGGGCCAGTAAGTGAGACGGCGGATGGTGCCGTTGAGATAACTTGAAGATAAATTAGCCCCTAGTTCAATTACATTTAGATTCGTAGCAAGATTAACAGTTGCATCAGTTCCGACTGCTGCTCCAGAAAGACTGCCTGCATAATCGTTTTCCTTGTACGTCACCGCTGCCTGTAATGGAGTAGCAGCCCAAGTGCCTATGTTTATAAACGCTGTGTCAGTGCCACCGGTCTTATTGTTTGACCAACGAGTGCTGACATCAGCGTTTGCTCGTTTGCTAAGAAGGTTACGGTTGTTGCTAGTCCCGTCATTTACCGAAAACAAAGCTTGACCGGCAGTAGCTGGTGCAACATAAGGGGTCAAAAATGACCCGTAATAAGTACCTTCATCCTGTCGATACCAGGAGCTAAAGCTTGCGCCCGTGATGCTGGCCACGTCTGCACTGCGAGTAACTGTTGCAGTTGTGGTGGGGATGTAGCTGGTGGGGAAGGCGCCGGCTTCTAGTTGGGCGCCCCAAGCATCAATGCTTGTGCCAGAGCCAGTCCAAAAGGGGCGAAGTCTTACGGATGTCGTACTGTTTGTAGTCGTAGTAATTGCTAACCTATACCAGCCATTTAGAAATGATGTAATCGTCCCCGATGTGCCAGTGAAAGTGCCGTCATTATTGGTGCTACTTATCGAGCCGGTTGAAAGGTTAAAAACTACGCGGCCACGGTTGGTAGTTGCGCCGTCGTCAATAGAGAACGAAAGAGCTGTTATGGTTCCTTTAACAAAAAGACTGCCAGTATAAGTGATTGCCGAAGCTGCTTTTGTTGCCGCTTGAGAAATAACAGAGGTTCCACTTGACGTAATGGTATCAGCCGTTGATGAACCATCGGGTGCTACTCCTGTATTGGATGTAACAGTTGCCGCCGCAGTCGTCCAGGCAGCGTCTCCAAGCTCTTCACTCCGCAACAGCAAATTCGTCCTCTGCTCCTCCACCAGCAGCCCCAGGCTTTCGCCGGTTGTGGGGTTGTGGTCGAAGCGTGCCTCGTTCACCGCAGCAGTTTTTAGCCGCCCGTCGCCGGCAACATAGATGGCGGTGCTGGCGCGGGTGAAGGTAATGAGGTTTGATCCAGTAACGCTGTCAATAAGCCGCTTATTGCGGGCAAATTCTAGATCTAGTGATGGACTAGTTCCGGCAAGTTGATACAGGCGTTGTTGAATAGGCCAAGCATATGCCGCTATGGCGCCCGGTGCCGATGCTGGCCACCCCCAGCCCTGAGGAGTGGCTGATCGGCGTTGGGGCCAAAATGCTCGTGAGTTGTTCATTAAGTTAAATCACCACCCAGCGCAATAACGTTAGTGCTTTGTGAAACTGAAGTAGTTACGCCAAGTACATGGCTTGTACTTGGAAGCACAAGGTTTGTGTATGCAGTGACGTTACGGTTTGCTTTTACCGTGGCACTAGGCGTTGCAGCGCTTACAGAGATCTGATCAAATAACCTATATGTGCTGCCCCCATCAGAACTAATAAAAATGTTTACGTTGGCGGCTGTAGTTGTGGCTGCGCATTGCACGTCAATTTCTAATACCCGCGTGCCAGCAGCAACGCCAGTAATAAGTGTTGTGATTGTGCCAGTGCCATCAATAGCTGTATTGGCAGTTGACACGTTTGCAGCAGTTAAGCGCGGATTGGAAATGAAAGCAGGGTTGAGAGCCATGATGTACCTCAGACAAAGAGAGTGGACAGGTAAAGACCTAGGCCGTAGCTAGTGCCTGGTGCCCCTTGAGGGCCAGGGGACGTGGTTACTACTGCTGGGACAGCCCCGGCAGTAATGACAACTGCGGGATTTTCACCGCTGATAGCAACAACTTGCGTATCGCCGTTGTCAACAACAGTAAGTTGAACGTCTGCCATTGGATTAGGTCCGTGAATATGTTTTTTCGACAGTCAATACACCTGTCAGCCAGTAGTAACGCTCGCCGCCACCACTGGTTAGGCTTACGTCATAGCCGTACCGGCCAACGCTAAAAGCCACTGTAGTGGCCGGAGTTAGCACCAGCTGGAAGGCGCCGTTGGTGGCATCAGTGATGGTTGGGGTGAATGTGCCGATGGCGGCGCCGTCCAGCAACCCCTTGATGTCTGAATCAACGACGTACCCAGTCAGGTCCATCGGTTTTGCCACGTACACTGGCAGCGTGGCGGTGCCGTGCAGTGTCAGGGCCGTGCCACCACTGGTGGCAGAGATTTTGAAGCTGTTGTTAGTAAGCCCCGAGCTGATCACGAAATAGACCGTGTTGGCGGTCATGCCACAGGGCAAAGTAGCACCAGTTCCTTCGGTGAAGATGACTTTGTCGCCAGCAACAAGACCGTGGCATGGCACGGTAAAGAGTGCGGTGGCAATCTCTACATCAGTCACCGTCTGGCGGTCCATCGTCGCTCGAAACACGGTGGTCCATGTCGCGTTCTGGTAGACCGTAATGTCGTATGAGGCCGGTTCAATCATCGGAGCATCTCCGCGGCGGCAGGAGTTAGTTCAGTCTAAGGAACCCAGTGCAATAAACTTTCGTCCCAGCGGTATGCGCGGCCATCAGTTGGGTAGGGCTTGGGGGCATTCCACTGGCAGGTATCGGTGTTGAGATGCCAGCTGGGGTAGGGCTGTGGGGCGATGAAGGCATCAAACTCAGGGTCGTAGTGATAGCCGATACCGGCGTAGTTTTTGCGGAAGCTGGCGTTGTATGAGGTCTGACGCCATTGGGTGGTGCCGCCGTATAGCGACTGGCAGAAGGCGATGCCGACGGCTTCGGATTCAATACCGTGGTCGTCGAGGATGTTGATGTTGTCGACGACGATGACATCAATCACGATGCTGCTGGGGTCAAGCTGCGCGAAGTGTGCCATCAGGGGGTGGTGTAGCGGATGACGACGATGCCGGAGCCGCCACCGCCAGTACCACCGGCACGTCCACCTCCACCTCCGCCAGTGTTAATTGTGCCGGGTGTTCCAAACGAGACATTGGGTTGTACGCCGCCAGTGCCACCGCCGCCTGGCCCACCCGAACCTGGGCTTCCGTACCCAGCGCCACCGCCCCCTCCCGCATACGCGACGCTTGTACCTGTAATCGCGCTGCTTGCTCCGCTTCCGCCGTTAGCACTTTGAATGCTGAAAGCGCTTCCGCCAGCCGCAGCAGCACCACCGCCACCGCCACCGGCATAGTCGTTACTGCCGCCGCCGTAATATCCATCCCCGCCTGCATTGCCTTGGCCGGCTGTACCTGAAGCGCCACCTCGTGCTGCGACGTTGGTTGCTCCACCACCGCCGCCAGATCCGCCGGTAGCTGCAGTTACGTTCACGTCACCTCCGCGCCCACCACCCGTACTTGTAATGGTACTGAATGCGGAGTTGGCGCCATTTGTCGCGCCTGCGCCGCCAGCGCCTACGGTCACGGTGTAAGACCCAGTGGCCAGTGTGAGGCTTCCGGTTCTCATGCCACCAGCGCCACCGCCACCGTCCGCATAAAAGTTTGTACCGCCGCCACCACCGCCGGCTACCACGAGATATTGCACCGTGAAACCGACAGGGACGGCGGTTACGGCGAAGGTGCCGCTGCCGGTGAAGGTATGGACGGTGTCGGCGCCAACAGTGGTGATGGTGCCGCCGGTTGCAGAGAAGGGGACGATGAAAGATGCGCCGCCCCCCAGCAGCATTTCTTGGTTAGACATCAGGTGAGGCCCGTACCGGTGATTACGAATACGTCGGCGGCCACGCAGAGAACAGTGGCTACGCCGTAATTGGCAAGAGTACGGTTGCCGGTGGCAGTGGACCCGCCGGCCCTCAAGGTGACGCCCGCTCCCTGGGTGATTGTCTGGTTGCTGGTGGAGTTGTTAAAGATGGTGATGTTGTCGCCGATGGCGAAGATAGACGCCGGGACCGTGACGCCCCCGGTGGTGATGCTGATGTGGCGGCCCACGTCCGCAAGCACCAGCGTGTAAGCAGCGGTCTGGGCGTTTTGGGGGATCTTGCGGATGCTGCCGCTGCCGTCGGTGATCACGCCAGAGGTGGTGATTGCGCCCGTGGTGTTGATGGCAGTGCTGCCGCCGATGGTGCCGCTGGTGATGGCGGCACCACTGACCTTGCCGGCGGTGCTGATCGTGTCAAGTTTGCTGTCGGCAATTGCGGCCGAGGCGCTGATGTCGGCGTTGGTGACAGCTCCAGTCAAGCTGAGTTTGCTGTAGGCAATCGCCGCTGATGCGTTGATGTCAGCGTTGACCACGCCGCCGGTCAAGCTCAGTTTGCTGTAGGCGATGGCAGCGCCAGACGCAATGTCTGAGTTGACGACGCTGGCAGCAAGGTTGAGTTTGCTGTATGCAAGCGCAGCGCCGGTCGCCACGTCGGCGTTGACAATGGTGCCGGTGAGGTTGAGCTTGGCATAGGCGATGCTGCCGGCCAGCATGGTGTTCGTCACGGTGGCGGTATCACCTGAGGTGATGACCGTGCCGGAAATATCGGGCAGCGTGATGGTGCGGTCAGCCGTTGGATCGGCCACGGTCAGCGTGGTCTCGTTGGCGTCGGCGGTGGAGCCTTCCCATGTCAGGCTGCCGGTGTTGCCGATTTCAAGGTTGCCGGTGATTGTGCCACCAGCGCGATTGAGTTTTTCGGTATCAAGTTCCTCAAGTGCGGCTTGCACGTTGGACGAGGAAAGTCCGCCGCCGGGCGTGAAGGTAATGTTGTTGGCGGTTTGGGCGGCGATAGTGCCCGACACGTCGATCCAAGTCCAAGCCGTGCCGTTGGACAGGAGGTAGTCCGGCGCCTGCAAACCGACGGCTGGGGCATTGCCGCTGCCTGTGCCGCTGTTGGTGACGACAAGGTAATAGCGGTTGTTTTGTGTGGAGGCGACGGGCAGGGCAGCACCTGCGGTGAGGCCAGCGCCTGATCCCGCTGTGGTGACCGACGCGACGAGGTTGGTGCTGGCGTTATAAGTGCCTGCGTAGACAAGCTCGCCACTGGTAATGGTGACGGGCTGCCAGGCGGAACCGTCCCATAGGTATAGGTCCCCGTTGAGGGCGTCAAAGAAGAACTGCCCCGTGTAGTCAGCTGTGGGGAAAGGGACGATGCCGGCCGTGCTGCTGGCACCACCGATTTTGGTGACGCTGTTGGCGGCCAGTTTTGAACCGGCGATGGAATTGGTGCCAAACACCGAGCCGCTCAGGGTGCCGCTGGTTAGCTTTTCGGCGGGCAGGTCGGGGATGTCCGTGGTGGCTAGAGCGCTGGTGCTGACGATATGACCCTGCGCGTCAAAGCTGACCTTGGTGGCGGTGGCAGCTGTGACGGCGTTGGTGTGGTTCAGGGCACCGGCGCCGGTCACGCTTAGGCCCGTGCCGGGGAGCACTGCGCCCTTGGCGCCCGCAGTGGCGGCGGGCATGTCTGCTGCCGTGATGGCCCGGCTGCCGGTGATCAAACCTTTGGCGTTGTGGGTGACGACCGCGTAAGTGGCGGTGGCCGATACGTCTGCATCGATCTCGATGGTGTCGCCATCCATCCGCAGACCTTCGCCGTTCACAATCACGCCGCCCTTGGCGGTGTTGCTCGCGGCGGGCAGGTCGGAGCCGACGATGAGGCGGCCGGATACAGCGCCACCGCTGCCGGCGGGGCCAGCGAGAAAGATGCCACCGGTTGGGGCAGAAGCGGGGTTGACCGTCAGCGTGGCCACGTCACCGACGGTGCTGACAGTGAGCTGGATCGGGCCGGAGGTGGTGGCAACGAGTTGGTTGATGGAGCCGGCGGCCTTGAAGCTTACCCAGCTGCTGCCGTTCCAGACGTATGCCTTGTTAGTGGAGGTCTCAACGGCGAGTTGGCCTACATAGGTGCCGGTGGCGGGCAGTGCAGTGACCAGCCGCGCGGTGGAGTTGGCGGCGAGCTTGCTGTCGCTGACGGCGCCGGATGCAATCTGGGTTGCGCCGACAGCGCCGTTCACCAGTGCGCCGCCGGGGATTTGCTGGGCGCCGAACAGGATCTTGGCGCCGGGGATGGTGGCGTCGGCAATCAGTGTGGCGCCGTTGCCAATAAGGTCGCTAACAGTAATCTTCTTTGTTTCGCTGGCGCTACTGTCAACAACTGGCAGGAGGTCGTTGGCGGCCAGATTTGCCCCAGACAGTGCCGCTAGTTCACTAATCCTGAGGTCAGCCATGGTCGTCTAGTGCGTACCAGTAGTCTACTGAGCTTTGTCTAGCAACAATACGGAGGTGGTGTCTTGCTCTAGTTGCAGGTCACTTGCATTCTCTTGGAGGACGCGATCCTCTGTTGCCAGTTTGGCCCGCAAACGAATGGGACCAGTTGTGACAAAGTCTGCAACCACGCGCACCGGGCCGTCGGGGTCGAAACTGACGCCAGCTTGTGTCAGTACACCATCGACTTCGTACCAGAGTTCGTCGGCCGAGAGCGAGGTGTCGGCGCTGGGTGTGTTGCCGCGGGTTTTTAGATAGAACTGAGCGGCAAACTCGGAGCCAATCTCGGTGCGGAGGGCCAGCTGCAGTAGGTAGTGAGGCGCCTCTTGGATGCCGGCGGTCTTTACGTCGGTATAGTCCCAGAACGCGGTGAACTGGCCGGAGCCAGACATCAGCGTGGAGTATTGGCTGCGGAATTCGTCGGTTAGCGCTGTGGTGTCTACGGCCTCGCGGTTGGTGTTGAGTTCGTAGCTGATGCACTGCCCCAGCATCCGGGGCACGGTGTTGGCCACTTTGACGGTGATGGGGATGTCGGTGACGATGGCGGCCAAGGGGATGGCGTCCTCGGCATTGCCGGTTAGTGCGGCCGAGAAGGTGGTGTAGAGACGGATCCCGCCGAGTTCGTCGACATTGATGTACCACTTGCCGCTGGACTGGACGGTGCCATCGACCCAGCCGGCGGTGGTGACGAAGGCGAGGGTGGCGCCGTTGGTGGAGTCGATTTCCACTTGATCGCCGGACACCAGAAATCCGGTCTCGAAGTCGAACGAGAAGCGCCGGCGGCTGGCGTTTACGTCGGCAGCATTGACGACCGACGCCTTGCCGCCCTGCGCGGACTTGCGCTTTAGGAAGACGTTGCCGTAGGTGCCGAGGTAGACGCTCATGACAGGGCGGCAGTGGTCAGAGCGCCAGTGGTCTGGAAGCTGATCTGGGCTGTGGTGATCTCGCCGACGCTTGCGCCGATGCTGGCGCTGGTGATGTAGGCCGAGAATGTGATGTCGTTGTTATCGGTGCCGTCGGCTAGCCGTAGGGTCATGGTCACCACGTCGGCGGTGGTGACGCCGGTGGTGCCAGCTGTGATGACCTTGGTGAGGAAATTGCTGGCGTCAATACTGCCGTCGTCTGCTTTGTAGTAGAGCAGGGTGGCGCTGCCGCTAAAGGATTGGATGCCGGGGGTGTAGCTGCGTTGGGCTTCGCCCAGCGTGGTGGTTTCCAAGACTTCTACGTCAGCCTGAAATGACCACGCCGTGACCTTGGCCTGGGTAGTGCCGGCTAGCAAAAGGCTACCGTCGCGTCCTGTGTAAACCTTTGCCATGACAGACCTCCCAGTTCAGTCTAGAGAACACCAACAAGCTTGATTTGCACTGAGCTGATGCCGGGGCGGACGTTGGTGATCTGTGGCGGGCCGTCGTAGCGCCAACTGTTAGCGGTGGCGGCATCGAGGGCGTCGGTGTTACCCGCCCAGCCGTTCAGCGCTGTACTTGGGAGGTTGAAGGTGGTGTAGCTGCCTTTGGTTTCGTCGTAGTGATCGAGGAAAAGTTCGGCGTTGGTGTCGGTGATGTTGTCGTACTGCAGGTCTAGGGACATGCCGGTGCGGCGGTTGCCGTAGAGGATGCGGGACTCGGCGCCGGACTGTGACTTGAAGGTTTTGACCGGGTAGTCGCCTGAGCTGTAGCTGCGGCTGGTGGGGGTCAGCGTTGGGTATGCCATGGTCTAGCCCTCTGTGATAAAGCTACCCGCGCTCAATAAATCTTGAGCGACGAGGCTGTTGTAGGTGCTGGTGGTGGGGGATTCGGTAGCTAGGACTTCCACTAGGCCGTCGCCATCGAGGGTCAGTTGCTCCACGAGGTAAGTGTTGCTGGAGATGGTGGGGGTGTTAATGGTGAAGATTGTGTTGAAGAGGGTGGGTTGGACTGCTTTGCCGTTGGCCACAGTCAGGGTGGCAGTCTTTACTTCCTCGTTGGTGGAGGTGTAGTAGAGGATGTCGTAGTTGCCGTCGGCCAAGGTGGTGGCTGAGGTGATGTCACCGTCGGGGTCGATTACGCCGTTGTTGGCTGGTTGGTAGGGGCTGGCTTCTGTCAGGACGCGGATGTAGTCGCCGGGCGCCAAGGAGATGCCGTATGGCGTGGTCTTGAACCTAACGGAGTGGGTGATCCGGCGGCGGATGCTCATCATGTACCGCGCCACGAGGAAAGCGTGGTCACGGGAAGTGCAGAACTGCGTTAGGTCAAAGGACTCGATGGGGTGGGAGTCGCTGCCGGACTCGGCCCATCGAACGCTGAGGGTGGATTCCTCGGGCAGTTGGTTCTTGCGTTCCTTGCGGTAGCGGACGATGGACTGGAAATCTTTGCGCTCCTCGGTCTGGAGGTATTCGACGGCAAAGCTGCCTTCGATGATGTTGCCGGAGGTGAATAGCGCTTGGATTTGGATGGGGGTATTGGTGATGGTGCCGGTGGAGTCGTGGGGCACTGCGGGGACAAGGGAGAACTTGCCGTTGGCGATCACGAACGAACACAGGAAGAACGGGGCTGTGTCGGCGATGAACTGGCGCAAGTTGACGGGGGAGTCAAGCGCACCGTCGAAGAACAGCTTGTTCTGCTCCAAGAATTTGGCGGTGATGGCGAAATCGACGGTGTTGATTAGGTCGGCGCTAATCACGCCGCCAGCACCGGCCACTTTGTCGGTGAGCAGGTAGTAAACAAGATCGGTCAGTTTGTTGCTGGGGCCGATGGTGCCAGCTTCGGATGGGTGGAAGCGTTGCACTTCGATGCCGCTGGCCAACCAACATCGGACTTGGTCGATGGCGGTGAAGTTGCGGCTGGCTTTGAGCACCAGGCCGGCCAGTGACATTTGGTTGTACTGCGGAGGCAAGGTGTTGGCGACGCTCTCGTTGACGTAGACCACCTCGTGCTCAGGGGCGCTTTCGTTGCTTTTTGAGAGCAGCGAGTTGTAAAGGCTCAGGTCGGCCACGCCGCTGTTGTACTCAAAGAAGCGTTCAGCGGTGACCGTCGCTGGAATGTTGATGGTTTGGAGGGCGAGGGTGCGTAGGCGCACGCCCACGTTGGAGCTTGGTTTGCGGAAGGGGTTGTTGGAGCTGACGGATGTTGTGAGGCTGATTAGCTCGCCTTTTGTCCAGGTGCCTTCGGTGGCCGATGGCACCACGTCGTAGGTCACGTTTTCCCATGCCTTGGTTTGGCCGGGGAATGCCTTTTGATTGTCTGATGGGCGAGGGGCGATGGTGCCGGTGATCTTGATGTCAACGGAGTTGCCGGTGTTGGAGACACCAGAAATCAATTCCGATCTTGTGGTGCCCAGCTCGTAGGTCTCTTGGTCGCCGAGGATTTCGTATTCCCAAGCGGACTGCCTGCCTTTCGGGCCAATGTTGGCACTGGTGGCTTGCACGATCAGTCGGACGCCGCAGACGGTTAGGCCGTAGGGCTGGGCGCGGGGATTGCCGGGGGTGACGGGGATCTGGGCGTTGAAAACTTGCGATGTGTTGAAGCCGCCGGAGCTGGCGACGACTTCGATGTTTTGGAAATCCCAAGCTCGGTAGCCGGGGAAATATGGGTGGGTTGCCGGGTAGGTATCGCGAACGATGCCCGTGAATTTGACCGTGATTGTGCGGCCATCACCGAGGTTGATGTCCCTTTGGTAGGTCTTGACGAGGCCGTACTGGGATGCTTGGCCGAACATCTCGTAAAAGGTGGCGCCAGCGCGGCCGACGGTAACGCCGTCGGGGAGCCAGTCGTAAAAGGCAACCTGTGACGCCCCAACGGTGTTGTCTTCAATGTCTGGCAGGTAGGAGTCGATCTCGACGGAGGCTGGGATTGTGGCATTGAGGCGCTCTTCGGTGCGGCGGGCGGCGGTTGCCATCTGCCGGTTGAACCGGATCGATGACGCCAAGGTGTAGCGGCCGGTGGTGTTGAGCGTGAAGGTGCCGTAGGCGGTGGTCAATGTTTCGCCGATGGGTTCGCCGTTTTTGGCGTCCAGCACGATGAAGCGGTAATCGTCAGGGAACCGGCGAGCGATGTCTGCACCGCTGTTAGGTACGAGGCGGTATTCAAACTGGCGTTGCTCGGGGTGGGCGAGGCGCAGGTAGTTGAACTGGTCTTGTGGGGTTTGGCCGCTGATGCAGAAGGTTTGGCCCAATGGTTCCCAGCTGTAGGCGTTGCCCTGTTCGTCGGTACCGGCAGGGCGCAGGAAAACGGCGAACGCTGAGGTGCGCCGGAAGTACATGTTCATCGTGCCGCTCTGCAGCGACACTTGATTGTTCTCGGCTTTTTTGAGTTCGTCGGGGTCGGGGAGGCCGGCGAAGTTGCACAGGCCGTTGGCTTTTTGCCAAACCTGGCTGCGAATGCCGATCTCGGTTACGTCGCAGGCGCGGGTATTGCGCACCACGCCGATGGCAAGACGCAGCAGGGGGTAAAAGCCTGTGCCTGCGTTGAATTGGAGAGGCGTGACGCCGTCGTCGTCTCCCAGAATTCCCCGGTTGACCATTTCTTTGGAGACCACGCCTATGAAGGCGCTATCGGGGCCTTTGCCAAAGATTTCGACGCAGCGGAGGTCGATCTCTTGGCGGTCATCGCCAGTGAACTGGGGCACTAAGCGGTTGATCACGACCCAAGTGGTGCGGCCGATCATTACGGTCTCGCCGATCTGGAGAAAGTCGTCGGCTGACTCTTGGCCGTCGCGGACCTCGGAGTTGATGTCGTCGACTTGGGTGCTTTTGGTCTGCTTGTAGTAGTAGCGGTTGTTGGGGATCTTGCCGGGGACGATGCTGAAGCGGGCTATGTCACCGACGGCCACTTGGCGGACTTCGGTGGGTTCGTTGGCGGGCACACCGTTCACGGAGGTGATGCCCATGCGGCGGCCGTAGTTGCGACCCACGCCCTTCTGGCCGGCCTTGACGACATCGAGCCAGCCGGTGTCGGGATCGTTGTCGTTTAAGAAGCCGTAGTGGCCGGCGATCTTGATGCGCTCCATGAGCAGAGCGCGGCCGGGGTCGTTCTCAGTGTCGTCACGGGCTTTGCCATCCATGCGGGGAATGGCGACGAGCTTCCAGTTGACCCGGTAGTTAGTGGCGTTGGCAATGGCGGAGTAGACGCCAAACTGGGTGCTGCTGCTGGGTGTGTACGCCTGACAGAAGCCGGTGTCTTGGGCGGCGTTGCGGGTGGGGCAAAGGTAGATGTCGTCGGCGGCCTCAATGTCGCCGGCCGACAGGGTGCCGCGGGTGCCGTACCGCAGGTTGCCCGCAGCCATGCGGAAGAACTGGTTCGTGTTGCGCTTCCAGTAGAAGGCAAAGGTGTGGGCGAAGACCGCGTCAAGGGGGGCGGTGCCCAGGAAGATGCCATTGAGGTCGGGGACGGGGAGGCCGTTACCTAGGCCCTGTTCGCCGACGACCATCAGCAGCTTCACAGCTTGCTGGGAGCCGAGGCTGAAGGCTCGGGACCAGACCAGGCGCGGAGCGACGAGCATTCCGCCGGTGGTGCCGGTGTACCTGCCGAAGATGATGGGGATGGGGTCGCCGTAGGTGGCCAAGTCCGCAATGGAGTCGAAGCCGTTGGTGGCGGTGAAGCGGTTGCCGCCGCTGCGACTGCGCAGTTGGCGCTGGCGGATGCCCTCAACCTCGGAGGGCGCTTTGGGCTTGGGTGTTAGCAGATAGCTGATGGCCGTGAGCGCCACGCCAACGGCAAGGCTTGTCAGTACGGCAGTGGTTGTTGCTGCTTTTGTCGCTGCGGCAGTGGCGACAGCAGGAGCCGCGGCTGCAATTAGGATTGCCTGAATATCCGGGATGTGTTCGTAAGCGGCGGGGCGTACTGCCGCCCGACGCATTGCTTCATAGGCGAAGTATTGATATTCCTCTTCGCTACAACCGAGGGTGTCGATTAACTCCCTTTCATACGGAAGCAGCGGTAACTTCTTAATTGCTGGAGAGAGCACCAGCTCACCTTTTCCAGTTCTGTGTTGATGTAGAGCACTCCGTTCAGCCATACGACGGCGAATGCCCAAGGCCCTTGGGTCATCAACAACACATCCCCATCATACTCAGGGTATTTGACTCGAGTACCCCAGCGCAGTAAGTCACGGGCAATGCTGGTCTTACTGGCGGTGTACCAGTTGGGGTTGAACGTGGGGGCTGGGATCTGTAGGCGGCCCAGCACTGTGTAGACGAGATGGATGCAGTCGATCTCGTTGTCGGTGCCGTCCGCGCCGAGGCGGTAGCGGAGGCCGATGAGATCAGCGCAGTCGGACATTGGCGCTGGTCGGGATGTTGCCGATCAGGGCTTGGGTGAGGCGGCGGAGGGGAACGTCGGCGCCAACAGCGTCGAGGATTGTGTTCATGTTGAGGTTGAGGCTGGTTTCGTCCCATTGGCCGGCGGAGACTTGGCCGTTGTACTGGTGCATCAGGATGCCAGCGCTGGTGTCGTTGGGGTCGAGGGCCATGACATAGACCCGAGCCAGCCAGCGTTCGTTGACGGCGGTCAGTGCCCAGGCGCGGCTGAGGTCGTTGTTGGGTAGGACGAGGCTGGCCTCGGTGTTGTCGCCGCTGCGGTTAACGCTGACGCCGCTGAAGCCGAAGGGCAGGAAGCTGTAGCGCTCGGATTGGTAGAGGGCGTCGGCCTTGATGTAGAAGTTCTGGAAGTAGTAGGTGGTTGTGGTGTCGGGCTTTTGGAGGCGCAGGTAGTTGCCGAGTGCGATGTCCATTAGATGCCGACCCTCCGGCGGGTGCTAGGGGATTGCTGTAGGCGGCGGAGGGCCAGTTGTTGGCCGCGCTCGGCGCCTTGGGTGGCGGCTTGGCGGAGGCCGGCCTGAAACTGGTCTGCGGTGACGTAATCCACGTTGTTGATGCGCTCCACGCTGTAGCGCACGTCCAGGGTGGCGGTGCCACCGGCACCAGGCGCACCGGTTTCACTGCCGTCGCCGCCTGCGGGGATGACAGATGCGCCGCGTGCGCCAGCTGCATACCGACCCATGGCGCCACGCATCTTGCTAGCAGGGATGACGTACTCGGCTTCGCCGCCTTCGCCGATGAGGCCCATGGTGGGTGATGTCACCACGCCACCATTGGCAAAAGCTTGAAAGCCGCCGGGCCAGTAGGCGCCGTCTTTTGCGCCTTTGAAGCCAAAGCCTTTGGCAAGAGCGGAAAACACACCCACACCATCCGACCCGCCTAGCGCACCCAATGCTTGGGCAATGCCGTACATGATCAGCATTTTGCCAATGGTCTTGAGAACATCGGCCGCCAGTCTTTTTAATGCCTCGCCAAGGCTTTGCGTGCCCGCCACTGCGGCATCAATTGCACTGCTAAACGCACCCGCAATGGTACTTGAAATGCCATCAAATAGATCCTTTTCCATTTGAGTTTTGGCATTAGCAGCTTCTTGCGCTTTTGTGAGCCTATTTATATCAGCAATCATCAAGCCAATGGCCTTTCTTTGTTCATCGGTCAGCGTGATTCCTTTGCTGCGCAGATTGTTTTCAATCTCCAAGACTTGCAGTGCTTGCTTCTGGGCTTCTGTCACAGCAGACACTTTGAGCCTTTGCATATCAAGACCAGCCAGCGCATCGGCAATCGCTTGCTGCTGCTGGCGGTATTGCTCTTCCGCCTTGCCTGTTTGCTCGGCAAGCAGCGTATTGGTCTCTAGCTCAAGCTCGAGCCGCTGCGTTTTGAGATCATTTGTGGTCTCATCAAAGGCCATGGCGGCCCGAGTCTTATCATTCTGAGATGCGATAATCTCTGCCCGCACTCCTGCCCGTTTAGTCAGTGTTTCATCAATCGCACCAATCTGATACTTGATATTTAGCAGCTTTGACGAGTATTCAACCATCCGCTGTGCTTGTTTAGGATTCTCGCTTGCAGCGGCTACATTCATCATTTTTGCAGTAGCTTCAGACAATCTCGCTTGCCGTTTTCGCAACTCGATGCCAATTTCACCACCAATCAAGTCGTTGATATTCAGCGCTTTGCCAGGTTTTTCTTTTTCAGCCAGCAATGCTGGGGTCGCAGGCGTGGCAGCGGCAGGCTTAGCTGGCTTGGACTGTTGGCGCAGACTGCCCAGCCTCTGCTCAAGTTTTTGAGCTTCTTTTTGCAGCTGCTGCAGTTCATATTTCATGCCAGGCAATGCTGGCTGGCCGCCACCCATTACCTGCCCATCTACACCTAAAATAGGGGCACCAGTTTGTGTGCCAATTCCAGCAGCCTCTCCCGCCTTAATAGCTGCTTGGAGTTCTTTGATTCGAGCACGTGTGTTAAATAATTGATCGTTGGCTTTTTTGTAATCAGGACCGGCCAGTGCTTGATTGATTTTGTCTACCACCATCGTGGCAAAATCAAGAATCTCTTTCAGCGCAGGCTTAAGTGTCTCGCCAATTGTCTTGGCGAGCATTTCCACGCCATCTGTCAGGGTGCTCCATTTGCCGGCCAACGTATCGCTCTGCGCAATAGCGCCATTGGCATATTTGCCGCCGGCATTGGTCAGCCGAATAACTGCAACCTCGACCGCCTCGGCTCCGATGCGGCCTTTGCTCAGCGCTTTCTGGAACTCTTCTCCAGACAGCCCATACATCTTGCGCAGCTCTGCTTGCAGCGCAACACCACGCTCTTGGAATTGCAATAGCTCTTCGCCTTGCAGCCTACCTTTGGCCTGCACTTGGCCATAGGCGGTGACTAGACCTTGCAGCTCGGCACCAGTGGCGCCGCTGACATCAGCCAGCCGCTTGGTGGTTTCGACTACCTTGTCGGCCTGTATGCCAAACGCCTGTAGTCGCTTGGCCGAGTCAATCAGCTCGGTGCTAGTGAATGGCGTTACAGCACCAAGCTGCTGCAGCTCTTTGATGATCTGCCCAGCTTTTTCTGCGCTGCCGGTCAATACCTCAAGGCTGCGCGTTTGGCTTTCTAACTCAGCAGTCTTGGCAAATACAAACCTAATTGCTTGCAATGCACCAAAAGCAACCGCAAGCTTGCCAGCAGCTGCTGCAACGCCACTAAACGCGCGCTCAGTAGCGCCTGCCTGCGACTGCACCTCGCGCAGTTTGCTGACAGCATTGCGGCTGTCAACGTTAATCGCGACATTAGCGACGACAGACACAGCGCTACCCTACCGCCTTTGTTTCATTCTACGCTCTTGCTCTTCGTTTTGAAGCTCAAAGTAACTGCTCCATATCAGCAGCTCTTCTAGCGTTACTTCTTGATTAAGCTTAGCCAAGCTATAGCCAAGCTCCTTTGCAACGCCAAGCTGCAGCAGTAGCAGATTGTCTTTACTTAGCTCCTTCTTTAATGCTTTTCATGTCCAGCTGCTCTGCATCCTCTGGATTAGCGATGATTGCTAGCATCATGCCTTGCAGGTCGGCATCTAGCACTTCTTCTTTAAGTTCAGCAATCTCGCCGGCAGCAAACAAACGCTTGCCGGTATCGTCCATTGCTTTAGTGACCAGCAGGTTTAATGCAAACCCATTGGTGTCATCGCCGCCAGGCATCTTTTGCGCGCGCTCGCGTTCGGCCATGGTCAATGGCGCAGCGTAAAACTCAAACACGCTGCCATCAGTTAGCGTTACAACCCGCTTGGTTGGCGTCAGGTTGGCTGCTTTTTTGAGGCGAGCGAGCGCGGATCCCATAAAAGTTGATGAGTTAGGTGCACTCTAAGCACAAAAAAGCCCCAGCGCAAGCCGGGGCAATTGCTATTAGGCGCTGGTACTGAAATCAAACGTCGGCACGCCAGCCGGACGGAAAGCAATTTCCACCTGCTGGGCATCGTCAGGATTGACGTTCAGGCTGGCTGAGGTCAGCACTGCATCCATGGCAATGCTGCGGCTCAGCGCCTCAGTAGTGCCCTTGTCGGTGTACAGCTTGAAGGCGCAACCTACCTGCTGGCGCTGCAGCACGTCTTCCACCATCCGGTTGGACAGGGCAGCATCTTCGTTTGTCACGTAGACGGTAGCGGTGCCGCTGCCATCAGCAAAGCCAGGGATGTAAGCACGGAAGGGTGCATACTGTCCAGCGGTTTGGCCGATGGTTGTGACATCGATTTCTGAGCGTGAAATCTCAAAAGACCAAGACTGCACTTGCCCAACGGCAGCAAAATCGGCGTAGTACACCTCAAACTCGTTGGGTGCAACGGCGGTGCCGTCGTCGGTGATGGGCAGGATAGTGCCGCCAGCAGCGGTCGAAACGGTCAGCGCACCAGTAGCGGTGACGTAAGAGAGCACGTAGTAGGTGGTAGCTGCATCAATGGGAGCCGGCAGCGTGCCAGAGCCGGAGCCGCCTGTCTGGCTGTTGATGACGCGGAACTTGACAGGATCACCGGCCTTGAAATTCAGGTACGGCTGAACGGTGATGGTATCGCTGCCGGCATTTACGCCAGATTCGGGAAAGTTGCCGTTAGTGCCGGCGGGTTTGTAGTAGAGGGCGCCGGACGTACCGGACAGAACAGTAACAGCCATGTTGTGAACGGTAGTGGCTGCGCTCAGTCTAAATAGGCTTCAAATGTTGCGGTTAACTGCGTTTGGTAATAAGGCTGCGGCGCAGCAGGCGTTACCTGCGCCGGGCCCGATACGGGATCAAAGATAATGCCTGATACGGTCACGCGATCAAACAGATCCTTGATCCGCTCGGCAATGGTAAAGTTAGCGGCAGTGCCAACACCAATAGGGGTAAAGATGTTCACGGTTAGCACGCCATTATGCCGGTTAAACCCTGCGCCACCTGTTGGCAGCAACGTGGCATAGGCATTGTCGCCAAAGCGGATAAACGCCTGCAGCCACGGTGCATTGTTGGGTGGAGCGTAGGGCACGTTTTGATAACTGACCGGATATGCCGGCGCAATGGCCATCTGCGTGGCAATGCGGCCTTCAATGGCAGCGCGAACGTCGTTTATCGTGCTGCTCATGATTCTTGCCCAATGCGTGCTGCAGCAATTCTGACGCGCCCTTGCACGTCTTTGGCGATGCCTTGAATCCAGCCGGCCCGCCCACCAGGTGCTCCGCTGGTTTGCCTGCTGCTGCCATTGGCTAGTGGCTCCGCATATGGCAGGTTGTTGTGGACTGAATAGACGTTGCCTATCTGCTCTTGGCTGTAGCCAATGCGGGATAGCGGTGGGATGCCGCTGTAACTGCCCTCTGCTGCAATGCCACCAGGCGCTGAGTTCTCACCTACCTGCCAGCTGGCGCGGAAGCGGCCGGTGTCCACAGGGCTAGCTTGCTTGAGCAGGCTGTCAGTTTCCAGCACCGATGCACGCAACAGTTTCTCCATTTGCTGGTTGGCATAGTTGCCAATATCGCCAACACGAATAGTGCGTGCCATCAGTCCCTCAGAATTAGCTCGTAGGTGATGGGCGTGTTGTCCTGCTGAATGGTGCGCACCTCAATCACCTGCAGCGCGCGACTTGCAATGATCACGCGATCAGCGGTAGTCGGTGCGCTGGTCAAATCAGCTGCTGCAACCATTAGCCGTTTGTCGCCAGCTTGGATTAGGTCGTTAACTTCACGCAGGCTGACATCCTCCAGCACACCACGCACTGCAGTATCAGTTGTGGTTTCAACGGCAGTGCCAGTTGTTGTGTTGTAAGTGCCTAATGCCACACGGCGGATTGTTGCCTCACCGCCAAATCGTGCCATCAGCTTGCTGGCAACCTTGCGTAGCGGGTTAGCTAAAGACATCAGGCCACTTGCACTGCAGTCAGGATAATGCCAGGGATAGATGGATGCGCCGGCCCTGATGGCGACGATGGCAGTGATTGGATGCTAGTTGCTACGTTTGTGGTAGACCAAATTAACTCTAGATAGTCGTTAGCGGCAAGTTTTAAAACGTAGTTGACGCAGCCAATGACGTGACCATCAACGCCGCCATGGCTAGAAATAATGCTGAATTTGCTATCTGACGCAGGTACATCACCACTGGCGCCGCTGTCATTCTTGCGTAGCCAGATGTTGATGTCGTGAATCGATGTGCTGGTATTTACAAATTGGACCGAATAAATGATGCTGTAAACACCACTGCGGGAAAACGTAACGCGCGAACCGTTGACAATGCTGATGCCTTGGCTGTCTGGATCTGTTGAGTTAATGGCAACTGAGTACGCCGTATTAGCTGCTGCAGCAATTTGCTGTGTTGTGTCATAAAACGACCCCCACAGCAATTGATTGCGGACCGTATCAAGCTGACTAGTAAATGGATTTAGCTTAAATGCCACAAGTTAACTCCGCACAACGGTCAGCATGTTGTTGTTGGTGTCGTAGGTCATTGTTAAAACAGCAACGACTTTGCCGCTAGTGCCGCCGCGCTTGTACGTTGCAGTCAGCAAATTGTTGCTGGCATCGTAAGTGTTAACAATGCAGTCATGCGTTGGGATGTCAAGCCCTTGCCTGGGAAATGCATCGCCGCCGCCAGGGAGAACGTATGCCATCACACTTTGTATGCAACAACTTTGCCGGAAGCCAATGTGACGCTGGTAAACACGCCAGAGATGGAATCGCCTGCCTTGAGTGGCACTGATGCAAACGTATTGCCAGTTTGGTTTTCGATCACTGCGCTGGCGATCACGGCATCAGCCACGGCGTAGATCTGCCAGAAGCGGCCGGTATGCGCAGCGGTATCGTCGATGTATTCAAAACCGATGCTATAAGACCGATCCATGGTCAGCTCCGTTTGATCGCAACGTTACCTGGTCCACTGATTCTAAGCCCTGTCAAATAGCGCTCCATGATCGGCGGCACCTTATCTACGCCGACAGCGCCATAGCCAAGGTTAGGCGTCACATCCAAGCTGCCGATCTTGACATTTTTGTAGTCTTCCAGCCCGCTAAGGCCAAGGCCGTCTGGGTTGTTGTTAAGGTAAACGGCCAGCACCACCTGCGCGCGTTTAATTTGATCGGGGATTTCCGTATCGTCAAAGTAGTCGGTGGTGATGCGAAACGGAAAACCAACCGCGTAGGTATTGATGTAGGTATCGGGCTTGCGAACACCAGTTCGCGGCCACTGCATTGATTGGGTATCAGTAGCGCGAGCACCAAGATAACGTTCACGATCTAACCTTTGCGCAGCGGAATACAACGCACGGTTTTTGTTGTCCGTGGTTGCGGCGGCCCATGCTGTTGCATCAGCGTCTAGCACCATGCCATCAATAATGGCTTGTGCATCAGCCAGCGTCAGATACGAGTTTGCGTCTGCCGCGTTTGGTGTTGCGATGATCGTGATCGCCATCTGCAGGCTCCGTTACATCTAGTGTAGGCATTGGCTCTGCCATAGAAAGAAAGGCCACCTCCGAAGAGGCAGCCTCCTGTTCACGCAGTCGCCGGAAAGCGAACAGCCCCATCAATCGCGCTTCAGCAGAACGGTAAGGATTACACCAGCCAGGGCGGTGGTGGTGCCAGTAACGTCCAGCGATAGCCGGTTGCCAGCCTCAAGAACGAGGTCAGCAGTGGTGGCAGTCAAGGCGGGAGTCTGCTCGGTGAGAGCAGTGCCTTTGAAGTTAATAGTGGCGCTAAGCAGGTCATCACCAGCCGTTGCCGCTTCAGTGCCTTGGCACCTGCGGATTGTGCCGGTGACGGCGCCGCCATCGGTGCCAGCAGTAACGTGAATTTCACGCACTGCTACCACTTCGCATTTCACGGGAGCAGTCCAGAATTGCACGTCGGCAATCGAGGATGCCCCGTAAAAAGTGGCTTCGAGATACTGCTCGGTGCTGAGTTCAAACTGGGAAGGTTGAGCCATGGTCAGTTACCTCAGAAGTTAGAAGTGACAGTACCACGCACGATACCAAGGTTCTTGGTTTCGTACACCTTTGTCCAGTTGCCGATGGTGGCAAGCTGCGCTTGGGTGGGGTTGGTAGTGCCCACGGCCCACTTAGCACCTACGGGGTGGTAGCAGTAGTGCAGGTCGATAGACATGGCATCGCTCTTGGCAAGGATGTCACGGTCGGTTTCGGTCTGCATCGCCATTTGCTCACCGCTGGCGATTGCGCCTTGGGTGAAGAAATAGACAGGGTAGTTGGTGCTGGTAGGCACCAAGTCGTCACTGACAATTACCCTGAGGCCCATGTACGTTGGGACAGAGTTGTCGCCGCCGTAAGCACCAGCGATGCTGCCTGCAAACACAGGAGCGATGCCAGTGGTAGCAACAGTGCCGCCACCGCGTGCTTCGGTGTTGGTCACGTAGTCGATGGCCTTGCGCTCGACGAGGTCGTAGTAGACCGCAGAATTCATGGCAACAGCAGTCAGCTTGTCGCCTTGGTCACCCAGCAGCGCACGAGCCTTAGCCACCTGACGGGGGCCAAGGGCGGTCATGCCGCTCAGGTCAAACGACAGCGGAGCAAATGCAGCGCCGGTGTTGGAGGTCAGACCGCCAAACACGCCTTCGAGGCATTTGATCAGATCCTTCTGCCGTTGGTTGGCCACATAGGAGGCAACCTTGGCGCCGATGGCAGCCATGGGGTCAGCGCCGGCGGCAAGGGCAGCCAAGTCACGAGACTCAAAAGCGCGGCCACGGTGCAGGATCACGCCAACTTGCTTGTCGGCGGTGATTTTGCCAGGCGTCAGCGAGGTGCTGTCAGACAGCACTTCAAAGTCACCGGACAGGTTGGCCTTCCAGAAGGGGACGTTGATGTAGTCACCACCCTCGGTAGCGTTCAGCTCAGCCATGGGCTGCACCACACCGGATGCCAGAAAGGCATCACGCAGGGTGGTTTGCTCAATGACGTAAGGCGTGAAAATCTCGGGGATGATGACATCAGAGCGAAGAGTCGCCATGATGAAACCTCAGGGGATTGATGTTAACGGTGTGGGCGCAGCCCGATCACCAGCGCAGCCGGTTGCAAATATATTAACGTCCCGCCGCAGCTTTTAATCGGTTGTACATTTCACGATCTGTGCGAAACAGTCGTGATTGTTCGGTCAGATTGAATGACTCAGGCGCAAACGGGTTTTTGGTGCCTAATGGCATGTCGCTACCGCTGCGGCTAGATGGTGCGCCACTACCTTGGGGCTTGGGTTGCTTTTGCATCCAAGCGGGCAATGTCTTGGCCCATTCGCTGACGGGCGTGCGTTGGTAGCCATCAACGATGACGACCGTGCCGTCAGGGTCGCGCTCAATCTGATCACTGCTCAGCTTGGTTTTTAGCACGAGGTCAGGATCATGCACGATGTCCGCCAATGCCGTTACGGCTGGCGTGACCAATTCAAGCTCGCGGACACGGGACTCAAGTTCTGTAATGCGCTGGTCCTTCTGCGCCGTCGCCTCACGGAACTGTTGCTCCAAAGCTTGCCTTGCTTCGGAGTATTTACCTTGCTGTTCAAGTTCGGCTTGTTCAGCTTTACGCTTGAAGTCGAGCAGCTCATCGATGTTGACGCCATCGGGCAGCTTCGGTGTTTTCTTGGCTGACCGCAGTTCAGCAATTAGCTCTTGATTCTTGCGTTCAAGTGCTTCAACGCTACGTTGCAGCATTTCAGTATCACCAGTTGCCGCAGGCTCCTGGGTCTGGTTTTCGTCGGACATGCGTATCCCGCAGGGATAGATTGCGCTTCTACTTTACGCCTTTACGCTTGGGGCGCTTTTTGGCAGTCTTAGCAGCGGCCTTGAATGCAGCAGCAGTCGGCCTGCCGGCTTCACCCTTGCGTGCCATGCGTTCGTCGCTGCCAGCTTCAATGCGCTTGCGTTTGGCAGCGATGTTGGCGTAAAGGCCAGGTTTCTTAGCCATCACTTACGCTTCCTTGCTTTTCCGGCTTTTGACAATGCGATTGCTACGGCTTGCTTTTGCGGTTTGCCCTTTTTCATCTCGGCTTTGATGTTGGCTGAGACCACAGACTGCGACTTGCCCTTCTTCAACGGCATGGCGCCACTCAGTTACTGATGCAAGCTTAGCCATATCAGGCGCTGCCCAGTATTGGCTGCCGTCATCACGCTGGCACAACACTGCAGCAATCCAATTGCCGTCAACGCAGGCTTCAACAGGATCACTGACGATCAGGCCATTCTGAAAATGCCTAAGGCTTGGCAGGTCCATATCGTTTGCGTAGCTGTTCCAAGGTTACCTCTGAGCCATCATCGCGCACTAGCTTTGCAATAGCATCGCGTGGCCCGTACTTGTTGGCAAGGCGGTTGAAGTATGCAACGCGCTCAGTGCCTAATGCCTCAGCTTGTACGCTACGTGGCTGCTTGGATAGCCATTCGCCGTAACTTTGATTGATAGGCACCTGGCCGTCTTGGCTGGCACGGGTTGCTGTGGTTGATGGCGGCAGGATGTCCGAGTCGATGATGGGCACCGTAGTAGAGCGGCAGTTGAAGTGCTGCGGCGGCATTGGCCCCTTGCCGTACTCAAATTCACGGCCATCTAAGGCGCGGCAGATAGCGCTAGTGCGAGTATCAAGCGTGGCGATGTAACGGTATTTCTTGGTGATGTCCTGATTGGCTTCGTATACCTGCTGGCTGGCGGTATTGGCCACTTGGTTGATGCTGGTGCGAACGAGGGCTATGACCTGGTTATCGGCTACGGCAGTGGCTTGGCCGCCTGCTGCCACAAGTTGCCCGACGGTCTTGGCCTGCTCGCCAAATTGCAAACTGCCAATCAACCGCTTAGCAATATTTGGTGTGGTCTCACCAGTCAGCAAACCCTGCCGCACCACCTGCGAAAAGCGCTCAGCCTGATCAACAGCAATGCCACGGAATGCTTTGCTGATTACCTCGCCATTGGGCAGCGTGATGGTGGCACCCTGCGCAGCGGTAAGGCTGAATGTTTGCGGTGCGCCCTGCACTGCTGCAAATAGGTCATCCGACATCGCAACCACGTTGATTTGCGTCGGGTCTGTCGTGACCACGCTTTGCGCAAATTGCGGGCTGATTTCAACGGTATTGACTGCAGTGCGCGCACCAGCCGGCAATGCACGCGATAGTTGTTCGGTAACAAATTCAGACTGCAACTCAGCCAAGCCTTGCAGCTCTGTTGCCGTCAGCTCTGTTGCATCACCAGCCCATGTTGCAAGCGAGTCCTTAAGTTGCGCCAAGATTGCGCGCAGCCTAGCAGCTTTGACTGGTGCGGCTAGCTCATCAATAGTACGCAGTTGGTTGGTGGCATCAACAATGATGTCGTTGTAGGCATTGATAATACGCCGCGCCACGCTATTGCTGTAGCGATTAAGGTCAATCGCATTGCGGTATAGTTTGGCCGGTACTGTCATTGCATGATACCCAAGTCTGTTGCGTTATATCCAGAGCTGATGCTTAAGTTGGCGCCATGTTGCAACGCATCAGTTACAACTTGCGCAAAGGCGTCATAACCCTCTTGGCCGTCTTCCATTAGTACGACCTCGTTGACTGCATCAGGTTTGCCATCTTTGTACCAGCTAATGCGGATAATGGCCAGGATTTCTTCTGGTAATTCACTGACGTGATAATCAAGCTCTTGGCGGCGTGGTCTCTTCGGTTCCATCATTATCATCAGATCCACTAGCCAATCGGTCACCCTGTCCAGCAGGTTGTAGGTCCATTCCCGCATTTGCTGTGGCCTCCAGTTCTTGTTCAACGTCAAAGTCATCACCTAACACTTCCCCGTCAGACAGTTGCTGCAGGAGCGTTTCTTGGGTGATGGTGCCAGCGGTGTAAAGCTGCAGCAGGCTTGAGATCTCTTGTGGATCAAGCCTTGTACCCATGAAGTCACGATTGACATGACAGCTGCCGGCAGCCTCATTCTGGCCGAGGTACTGCGCATGAAACTGCAGTGAGTTGTCGATCATATCCTGCATATTTTGCGCAACCACCATCATGGTGCTGTCACCTTGACTGCGGTTGATGCGCTTTGCTTCAGCGGTTTCAGCTGTCAGCTTCTGGCCGAGGACCGCTGATAGACCCAGCTCGTTAATCTGCCCGGCAAGTTGCTCTAGCCGCTGGAACTGATACTGAAAGCTAGTGCCGCCAGGTTCGATGTACTCAGCGCGGCCTTCTGCAGGAAATGCAATGGCTTCACCGGGGCCTGCTGATACCTCTTCGGCGCTACTAGGGAATCCATAGAACGCCAGCATCGGCACTGCTGAAATGTGCAACTGGTTGTCGAGATCAGACTGGATCTGGTAGGTCTTTAGGTTTAGCTCGGCAATGTCCTCTAGTGGTGGCCGTGATTCCATAAATCCGACACGGTTTGAGTATGCAACCGAGAACGGGATTTCACTCAGGCTGGTGCGGCCTTCGTCAATGATGCGAAAGTCGCCCTTGTCATCCTTCTGATGGATCTGGTACTCACCAGGCGTCAGCACACGCACCTGCTGCACTACCTTCTCGCCATACTCACCATCGGGCACGCTGGCAAATTCTTGCAGCCGCAGCATGGTGAGCTGCTGCTTGCCTTCCTTTGCTTCCGTGCGCCAGCCGAGGATATCGCGTGGCGTATACGTCACCCAATACGGCCTGCCGCCATCTGCAGGTGCATCTACCAACGTGCCAACGTGTCCGTACCGTACCATCTTGCGTGCGGTCTCATAGGTCCACACGTTGAGGTCATTGCCTTGGAGGTCAACATCAAACAGCTGCTCGCGGATGGTGTCACTGGTATCAATTAACCGCACCGGCTTGCGGGTCAGCATCCCTGCTAGCAGCCGTTCTAGGCGTTGGTAATACGGTGGGCACACGCTACGAGCTAGCCGGTTGTCGTAAGACTCGTCTAGCTCGCGTGGCTCTTGCGGCAGGTAACGGCGATGCTTTGCACGCATCCCGTAAGTGCCCTGCATCAGGTCTTCAATCAGGATCCAATGCGCTTCCTGCGCGTACCACGCAGGATTTGCATCCTGCACACGGGTGACCTTACGCTCTGCCGTAGGCCGGTCGTAGTAGTTAAAACCCGTGTACATGATCTACGTCAAGCTGCAGTCAGTGTAACGCTGTTACGGGTTACCTTAATTTCAAACTCATCGCCAGGGTTGAAACCCATCTCTGCAACGTAGCCAGCACCAATGGATAGCTTGCCGTTGAACTGCACCTTGGTCTTGTAGGTAAGGGTACGGCCAGCCTTTTTGGAACCGGTTAGCGCGATGCCCTTGGCTTCTAGCAGTGCCTCGTAAAAGGCAGTAAAGCAAAGCTTGTCGCCTTTGATGTAGCCGCACTCGCGGACCAGTTCGGTCTTGTTCAGGGTGCTAGATTCTTTGACTTTCGACAGTAGTTCAGCGCCGGTCAGCATGAGTGCAATCAATGGTTGGCGGATTTAATATAGCCTAATGCCAGTGCTTCGTCCAGCATTGGCGTGCAGCGGGTTGAACTCACGCCAGATGATGTACCCAAGCGCATCATTCATGTGGTCGTAGCCTGCGTCCTTATCGGGGTCGCCTTTCTCGTTGTAAGACTGCAGCTCAAGACACTCAATTACCTTGCGGCAGCCGTCTGTTACCTGCATCCGCACTTGGCCTTTGCCGTTTTCCAGCAAAGCCTGAACAGCAGCCACGCGATCACGGACGGGAGGATTGCTGCGCGGCGATTGGTTTGACATGCCATACGACTCAAGGATCTGGATGTCTGTTTGCGCGGCATTGGTGCTGCGGTTGCCGCCGCTGGCGTCAGGGTAAACATAGATACGATGCGTTGGGTATCTGGATTTGATCGACTGCGCTAGGGCGTCGGTGTCATGCGCACCACTGATCTCATCTACTACTAACAGGCTGCTGCCTTGCCTGATAGCAATGACGGCAGACATGTTGCCCACGTTGAAGTCAACGCCAACCCTAAGCGGCTCATTGCTAATGTCTGGTATGGTTGCCAAGACATGCTTGCTGCGGTCAAAGCGGTCATAAACCTGGCCGGTGGTTAAGTTTACAAATTCACCGTCTAGGTATGCCTTGAGCAGGCTTGGATCATAGTTTGCTTGCAACCGCTCAATGAAGTCCGGCGGCAGGTGTGGATTGTCTACGGTGCGCATCTTGATCAGATGCCGGTCTGCGCGCGCTTTAGCATCATCACTGCCAAATGTATTCCACATCCAGCGAAATCCCTCGGGCGTTGATGCTGCGGCAAACTGCCGGACATTGCCTGAACGCAAACGGCCAAGGATCTTCGGGAATGCTTTATTAGCAATGCTTGGGGTCACCGTATCGATCTCATCAGCTAGCACCCATGCCAGGTTCAGGCCGATAATCCGTGACCAGTTCTCAAACGACCGGCAAAGGATCTTAGTGTCACCCTGTGGTAGGTGCAGCGTGTACTCCGGCAGCGGTGACGCCCTGAATGTGTACGGAATATCGTACGCCTCTAGGAAGTCATCAAAGTCGTTTTGCCAGATATCACGAATCAACGGGCCCGTGGGTTCCATTACGGCACCGATAAAACCTTGATTGGCCGCGGCCAGCATTACCGCTTTAGCGCACAATGCACGGGTCTTTCCAGCTCCATACCCGGCCGAGATACCAAGGATCTGCGTGGCGGTGTCATCCACAAACGCAAGCTGCCCAGGGTGCAGATCTGCGCGAATGGCGGCTAGGCGCTCGGCTAAATCCAGCTCGTTGGATTCATCCAATTGCAATGCTGATCGCAAAAGCAGATCAGCTTCAATGCAGCTCACTTGCCAACAAGGCCAAGCATTTCAGCTTGCAGGCGGACAGCGCCAATAACCGAGCCAAGTTGGTTAGTGCGCATTCCACGCTCAATGGTCATCTCAAGCGTCTGCAATCGCTTGGCCTTCATTTCGGCCAGCGTTGACTTATCCCACGTTTGATACAACAACTGTTTGGCGCAGTCGTACCACTTATCTGCGGTCGGACGGCACACCCCCCATTTTTCAATAATGAGCTTTGGGATTGATATGCCGTTCGAACCAGCAGCTACTATCTCGGCCAGTTCAGACCAAATGCACAACAGCTCTTCGTGAGTGTAGTGGGTTTTCTCTTTGGTCTTTGACCGTGCCATGTGATCAGCGTACCTGAACTGGCATTACCAGTGTAAGACCAGGCTCAAATACTACAGGAGTAGTTGAGCTGTTGCCGCTGATGGTAGCAGTATCACCGTCTAGATGCTTAAAGGCATCAATGAGGTAATGCACGTTAAAGGCAAGCGTTGGCAGCGTGCCATTGATGGCAATGGACTCTGACCCGCTGTTGGCCTCGGCTTCGGAGGCAATGGTAAGCCGCTTGGCCTTGGTGGTGAGCTTGACGACACTGTTGTGGCTGTCGGCGATAACGGCTACGCGCTCAAGGGCAGCCAGCATGGCAAGGCGGCTGACAGTAGCAGTGTGCTCGTAGCTGGGAGGGATCAGCGCTTGCACGTTCGGGTATGTGCCGTCCAATAACCGCGAAACGATCATGGTGCCATCAGCAAGGGCGATACCGGCTTGGTGGTTGTCGGCGGTGATGGTGGCCGGCTGGCGGATTTGCTGCAGGGTACGCGCTGGGAGAACGATGTCAAGATCTGCGGCATCAGTGTCGGCGGTACGAACGGCAAGGCGATGACCGTCTGTGGCCTCAAGACGCAAAGCACCGCTTGCGATGGTGACATGCACACCGGTCAGCAGCTGCTTGGACGCATCGGTGGCAGCAGCAGGCAATACCGCCGCCAACGGCGCTGAGAGGTCCACAGCAGCGCCAGCAGCGGCATCCACCACGGGCAATGCAGGGAAATCCTTTGCAGAGGCCACGGAGAGGCTGTAGGAGCCGCCTGCAGCAGTCAGCGTGACGCGTGTACCGTCCACGGCCAGCGACAGCGCCTCTGAGGCGTCTAGGCGGCCTGTGATGTCCGCTAGCAGCCGATGCGGCACCACGCACGCGCCGGTGGTATCCACTGCAGCCGTGATGGCGGTGCTGATGCCGAGGTCCAAGTCGTAGGCGGTAACACGGACGCTGCCTGCATCAGCGGCTAGTAGCACACCGGCAAGGATCGGATGGCCGGAGCGCCCGGTGCCTACAGCGCGGGATACAGCGCGTAGGGCATGGGACAGGTCGGACTGTGAGCAGGTGAATTTCATTGTGCAGCAGCTTCGGATAAGGCGTTGATGATGGCGTCGCAATCAACTTGAAACGAACCAACCAATTCCAGGGGGATCGGCTGGGCGTCGTCTTGTGCGTTGTCGCGGATGGCATGGGCGTAGGCCAGTGACTGGGTCATGCAGTCATGAAGCCGGTTGATCACCGGCGACTGCTTGGCGGGAATGTTGATCGAGTCTTGTGATGACATACGCAACGAGATGCTCAACGTGTCGGTGCGACAGATCACCGCGCATGTGCGCAGCAGCCCCGGACACGAGGCGATGGTAGTCGGCTGTGGTCAACCATGCAACCCCACTGCTTAAGGAACGGTCACGGATCAACTGCGCGCGGCTAATGCCGAGTGATGCGGCCTGCTGATCCAAGGCGGTGAGGTCTTCGGGCTGGAAACGGACTTTGATTTCTTGCATTGGTTCCATGGGTGAGGCGGCAGCATACGTCCAACCAAGGTTTTGAGGTTAGGACGGCGAGATCCCTTGCGGGCCAAGGCTTCTCCTAACCGTCCAACCTCCTAACCTCTAGTAGTAAGTAAGTAAAGAGGGGGTAGGGGGGGGTACGGGGTAACTCTGTAAGGGAAGTGGGTCGGTCCGCTGGTTAGGCGGCTGAGATCGACTGCAGCGCAAGGCGTCTGACCGTCTAGCCGGCATGTTGGCCGTCCAACTGGTAGTACCAGCGCCTCTTGCCGGTCGATTCGCGGCGTTTCGCCCAACCCAGCTCCTTCAAGATCGAAGCCACCTGCATCTGGTCGGCCTTGGACTGGCGCTCCATGGGCTTCTGGATGGCCTTGGCAAGGATCTCCTCGGAAGTCAGCGGCTCGGTGCTGCGTCGTTCAGCGAGGTAGGAAAGGATGGCGGCACGCCATGGTGACTCGATCATGTAGGCATCGTTTTCCTGCTGAACGGCTAGCTCCATGGCTGCAGGAAGGCGGCTGGTTTCACCGTTGCGGTAGGCGTGAACCGCTGCAGACCAGATGGCATCACGCTCCATTAAGAGCATGGCGGTATTGATTTGATCCACTTGTGTTCGAGTTGTGGGTATCACCCAAAAGCGACGGTTTCCGGTTTCATCCACAAGAAAACCAGCAGTTTTGTTGGTGGTGCCAACAATGATGCCACGCCTTGGGAATGCTTCAACGGCCTTGCCATATGGCACACGGAGTAGATCTACCGCCTGCGATAAAAACGCCTTGACTTGCCCAGCGTGCTTACGATTGGTGATGTGATCAAGCTCTGCCCATTCCATGATCCACGAGCGGTGAAGCACCATTACATCGTCCTTGGTGCTGATGTCACCCAACGCATCTGAGTAAAACGGACCACCCAAACAGCCCCAGAAGCTGGATTTGTATGCACCTTGATCGCCCATGATCACGCAGGCGGTGTCATGCTTGAAACCAGGATCAAAAGCACGAGCAACAGCGCCAATCAAGGTGCGCTTAAGCATCTCGTCGTAGATCGTGGTTTCACCGCCTTGGTCCTCTGGGCGAAGGTATGCGGTAGCGAGGCCGTCGATGTAAGCCGGCTGGACGCGCTGCTCGCAATGGATCAGGTACTCGGTTACGGGGTCGTAAGGGTTCTCGTTGGCGACCTGCACAAGGCAGTCAATAGCCAGCTCCTTGCCGACCTTGTAACCCATCTCTGCCAGCTTTAGGTAAAAGCGATCGGCGCCATCGATGACCTTGCCCTTGATTTCGATCTGCTGGGTGAAAACGTTGTAGCGGATCTCATCGGTCTGGCTGCGCAGCAGGGCTAACAGCTCTGCGGTTTCCAGCTTTTCCGGCTTCGTGATGATCGGCGCCTTGGCATCGCCGTCACCACTGCCGCCGCCTGTCGCCACCCTGCGCTGCGGCTCGCGCCGATGGGGTCGCCAGCCGTCTTTTTTGGCCATGTCGCCAAGGGTGCCAAGGCTGATGCCGGACTTCTTGAAGCTCTTCCACTTGCGCTGGCAATCACTGGGCTTGTGCTTGCCAGATTGCGCTGACCAATGCTCCCAATCGTTTAGAAGGCTGTCATCGCCAACGCTATGGAGCGCCATGCCAACGGCTAGCCAGTCGTCGTAGTCATCAGCGCGACTGCTGGCTAGGGCATCGAGGTAAGAACGCGCCCTGGTGGCATCGTCAGCACCATGCACCACTGGCGGCAAGGCCACCGGCTCGGCTACTGGCTTGAGCATCCGCTCGATCAGGCAAAGCGGCGCCTCGGCTAGGTCGAGGTCTTCGGGGCTGTATTTGGCTACCCAGCGGTAGCCGCTGGTGGTTGGGTGCGCACCGGCTACAACGGACTGGCAGCCGGTCCAGCGGAGTTCCACCTGCTCCGGCTTGCCATCGGAGTCGGTGACACCTGACTTGTATTTGCGTGTGGCGATGCCATCCCAATAGTGCTCTGGCACTTGGTAGATGAC